GAATCGGAGTCAAGCAAGCCAAAAAGGGATTTTTTCTTACAGGCCTGGCGCTGAATTACCTAACGACCGAGTTGAACTGCTTCCTACGCCCTGAAGTGTTCCAAGACAAGATGTTCGATTCTGCTTATCCAAGCGCTGATGAAAAAGACGTGCGCGACGATGGCAAAGAATTCACTTACCGAGACAAGTTCCTGCAACTGTTCCCCGATGGTTGTCACGTCAAGTATGTAGGCAAATCGTACTCAGAGAGCTGGAATGAATGTCCTGACGATGCGATTGATATTGTGTTCCCGATGGAGCGCGATGGCATGACCGGCGGGGCGTTGATGGAGCCGATGAAGGTTGTCCAAGACGCCTACAACGATTACATGAACGCCAAGAGGGAGAATTACGAAACTGGCTGGAGTGTAACGTATTTCCGGGGCAGCGATGAAGATTATCAGACTATCTCAAATCAGCGGTCACGTCCAAATGATTACATTCTTTTGAAAGAGGGACCGCCAGATCAGGAGATCGGGAAACAGGTAGTTTATCGCGAACCCCCAGCAGCGCCTCCAGAGGGATTCAATGAGGCGATTGAAGAGCTTCGCGGGCCAGTATCGCAGGACATTTCAGGGTCGATGCCCGTCCTTCAGGGGGAATCTAAGTCTGGCGATCCAGCAGCAAAGACAGCAATGGAGCGTTCTCAGGCAATGGGGATGCTCGGCCCATCGTGGGGATATTTGCAGATTTTGTTCGCGGGGATTGCAGAGAAGGCGGCGCGGCTGGCATCCAAGAACCCTGACCATGGAACGGAGATAGCAGTCGTTGGTAAGGATGGGGCGAAGATCACCGTGAAGATGGAACGGCTGAAAAAGGGCAAGTTCCATGCCCATGTGTCTGATTCATCTTTCCCGGAGACTACTGCGGCGAAAAGAGCAAACCTGACTGACCTTGTAAAAATGTCCGCAGCGAGTCCAGTCGGGCAAGCTCTTTTCGAGTCACCCGACAACTGGGAGGAATTCATCGAACTCAATGGAAATCAGGATTTGGTATTCATCCCGGCAATCGCATACAAGAAGCAGGCGAGAGAACTTGAATTGCTTTTGCAGGAACCGCCAAACATTCCAGCACCAGAGGAAATTGCTCAATATGCGGTTCAACACGCGGAGCAGGCATTACAGGCTGAGCAGCAGGGTTTACCGGCCCCGCCGTATGCTCCCCCGCAGCCGCAGCCGTCAATAATGCCAGAGCAAGACGATTATCACAAGTGGGAGTCAGCAAAGTGCCAAGAATACCTATCGAGCGAGGATTGCTGGTTGAGGATGAATGTAGCTCAGCCGGAATCTGGGGAAGCACCCGAAGAAGCCTTGAAACGTGCCGCACTCGGTATCCAGAATGTGAGGATGCACAAAGCGGTTCACGATCAGATGATGGCGGCTCAAGCGCAGGCAGCGGCCCAGGCGCAGCAACAGATGAAAACTCCGAGTGAGCAAATCTCATTCAAAGATGAGGATAGTTCAGGAAAGCAGCAAATGAACGCGCAGGCGGGAATCAAGGAAGCTGCACCGGAGGCGCAGAGTTCAGTACAAAAGAAAGCGGCAGCACCAGGAACGCGGGGAACGGCAACAGTCTAAAAGGAGAGAAAATATGTGGTGTTTTTTGGCTATCTTGGCTCAATTTGTAGTTGCGGCCTTATTCTTCTTGTTGGTTAGGCACCCACATTTAGGCGGGTGTTTCAACTGTGACCATTGTGGGACTCAAATAGGGTTCGGGTCTGGTAAGAGTACAGTTCAATGTACGATGTGCGGTAAACAGTATGAACTTTAGGAAAGTCAAAGGAGAGAGCAAATGGCAGATGAAGCGGTACTTGACGTAGGCGCGGAACTCGAATCTGAGGGCGCGGAAGAAGTTGAACAGGGAGCCGAAGCGGAAGTTGAAGGTGCAGAACAGGAGCAGTCGGTTGACGGTGAACCCGCGTCGGCGGCAAGCACTTGGAAGCAACTCAAAGATAAGCTGAAAGATTCTCCAGATTTGCACCGCGAGGTCAAAAAGGCGCTGCATCATTGGGAAGAATCCAGAAAGCTGCTTCCTGACGGCGTTGCAAAAACCGTTGAGCGTCTAAAGCTGATGGAGCAGCTTGATGATAATACCGACGATGCCGAGTATGTTCCGGGATCAACTCCGATTGAGCAGGTAATTGCGAATACTCTTGCCGAGCGGTCATTCTGGCGGGATTATGACAACGCATTCCAGGCTGGCGATCCCAAACTCATCAATCAAATGGTTGAAGCCAACCCTGAGAGCTTCCAAAAGCTTATTCCTGCGGCGATGGATCGTTTTGCAGACGTGAATCCAGAGGGATTTTCGGCGTACATCTGCAAATCTGTGTCCGGGTATTTGGGTAATGCGGGGATTCCACTACAAATGGCACTTTTGGAACGCGTTTTGCCTCAACAATCAGATAACCCAAATTTGCAGGTAGTGATTGATGCATTCAAGGCAATCAAGGGCGTTGTGGAGCAGATCAATACGACCGCTAGAAACCCGATATCTCCAAAAGCCATTCAAGGCCAGCAACCGGGCACGAAAACCGGGACAGAGGGCAATAATCTTGAACAGCGGGAGATGAACGTCCTGCACGATGAGTGGTTGCGCGAGATTCTGCCCCGTTCGGAGTCCTTTACCGTCAACGAGATCAAAAAGATTGCCCCAAGCGTAAAATTCACACCGGCAGAGGCGAACTCTATCCGTAACGCTGTGCGAACCGAGATAAATGCGCGTGTGAGCGCGAACACAGCCTATCAGGGAAAGATCAAGAGCTTGCTCAAGGCCAAAAACAAGACTTCGTATGGCATGACGGTGGAATCCGAGCATAAGAAGATCATCCCCGGTGCCGTCAAACGGGCCGTGGATGATCTTCTGGCGAAGCGCAAGACCGGGCAGGGTAAGAAGGCTTCGGCGACAGGCCAGCAAGCGCAGAAAACCGGCGTACAGGCCCAGCAGCAGACGGATAACAACAAGTACGAGTGGATTTCAGATTCTCCTACCCGCCTCGGCCTGAAAGTGGACTTCCGGCGTGGTGGCATCCAAGCCGACAACACAGCCTACATCGTGGGGCGGGCAAAACCTGTGAAGTGGAAGAGGAAGTAGGTTATAATGGGGTTGTGGGCGTTTGCGCGCCCACACATCTCAGGCCATGGAGGGCCGTCAATGCCAACCCCAAGATCAGGATACATCTATTTCATCGGTACAGAAAGGTTCGGCTGGTACAAGATTGGCCGAAGCTACATCCCACATCTGCGCGTTGAGAATATCGGAGTTCTGCTCCCATTCCGGGTAGATATTTATGCAATCTGGCGTTCCCACGACGCCCTTGATGCTGAATGGCAAATGCACCAAAAATTCTCAGCCAATCGAATCAATGGAGAATGGTTTGGCTTCGATTGGCTGGAAGTGAAAGCAATTATTGAACATAGTGAATATCCGTGGTTTACAGAGAAAATCTTCAAATTAGGAGATGAAGGGTCTATTTACTCTAAATTCAGAAACATGGAGGAAGATGTTCTCAGGATGGGGAAAAGCCCCCAAGCTAAATTGAAAGCTAGAATCAAGCCGGTATATAAAGAAATAATCTCCCAACATCCCGAATTGGCTGTTGATGAGATTTCAAGAATGATGGCATGGAAAGAAGCGACAGGCGTTGTTTTAGCTCAAATGTCGCTGGCTTGACAGACTATGATATATTGTTTTCAGCCGAAGTTTCACCCGTATCCGGGCTACGCATACCGGCCTTACCCGATTGGGGAGGAAATAATCGAGACGACGGCGTAGTACATCGGAACACGCGAAAGCTACAGCGGCACTCGTGCTGGCTCTCCCATACGGGAAGCGAAGAGGGCGTGGAGATGATCTCAAACAGAGGTTATTTTCATGGCTATCGCAGATGCGGCACAAGCTCTTGCTTCTGAGCAGGAGTACGTTAGGCCAGAACTGGAAAACTACGTCCTGAGCCAGAGCATTTTGCTCAAAGAAATCCAGAAATCCACGATCAAGGCGGTTTCCGACCGCCCGTCGCGTATTCCCACCATGCCGTCTCTCGGCGGCAAGCCCCGTGTCGGCAACATGAACGGCGTTGACATGGGCATTGGTTCCGGGCCTACTCAGGTTCCCGGACAGATCACCCCGGTTTGCTACATTCACGCCTTCAGCTATACCAAACAGGCGGAATACGCGACCGACACCGACGAAAAGGCAATCGAGAACTTCGCTACCCTCACGCGCACTCTTGCGCCGGAGCGGTTTGCCGACTTCCTCGAAACCG